ATCGCACCACGATAGCTCGGTGACATCGATCCAGACATATCGAGGATCGACACAACACCGTGATTCTTACCAGTCGGTTCGATAGAAAGGCGCTTAAAGATATCGTCGTTGAACTTATAGCTATGAAGCTTGTTCGTGTCGATCACGCCAGTCTTAGCTTGCTTCGAGCGAGAGTAAGCAATAGCAGCTTTCTTCACCTCGAACTCTTTGACCATATAGTTGATTGCTGCATTGTTTTCCATGCGGAACTTATTCAGCAGGAAAGTGCGGTAGCCAGTCATGACAGATCCACCGTGAGCGAAGTCGCGTTCAACCCAACCAAGAACTTCTTTGTAGCTGTGAGTGAACGGTTCAAACGCGAGGTCTTTAGGGAACATGATATAGCGAAATTCGCGACCAGTCAGCTTCTCGTCGAGCAGTTCTTCCATACGATCGTTCATAGCGCGATCGGTCATGGAGTCGAGCGAACCGTGTTCTAGTGGTTCAGGATTGCGACCGCCTTCTGAACCGTTCTGTCCGCCTTGCGCCTGATTTTCGTCAGAACCTTCTTGTTGTTCTGATTCTTCATCACCGTCACCGTCGTTGTCTTGCGACTCGTCGGCGTCGAAGTCGTCATGGCTAAACTCATCAGAATCTTCATCGCCAATCATGTCTTCCATGGCGGTAGTCTGCTGCTGTTCTTCCTCTTCGTTCTTCGCTTTGGCATAAGCGAGGATATCTTGAGCGAGCTTGATCACGTCATCGAACGTGATAGTCTGTTCAGCGCGACGGACGAACGCACGCTCTTCATCCGTAAAGTTGATACGGATGCGCGTGCCAAGTTTGAAGTAGAGGTTGATGCGGTCGATCAGCGTCATCGCGTCGACGTCTTTTGCTTTGACACCAAAGAAATCTTGATCGTGCAACCAGTTGTATCCGTCGATGAAATCTTTGCGCGAGCCAGGGAACTTATTCTTGATCTTGCGCTCGATGCGAGCATCTTCCACAACATTCAAGTAGCCTTGGAACGTCTGCGCTGTGCGACCACCATCTTCTTCTTTCACTTTGTCGATGGAACCTTTCCAGCCTTCAGCTGGAGTATCCAAAGCGTGACCGACTTCATGAAGAACGAGCATATGATACAGAGACTCGGTCATCTCCTTCCACATCGGCAGAGCGAGGACACGATTCTTCACGTCGAAGTAAGCCGTCTTGATTGGCTTGTGTTCGATCATAATGTTTTCTGCTGCAAGCAGCTTGGCGAGCTTATCCAGTGCGCCAGGAGTTACCATCTTCGTGTCAGCCATGTCTCTCTCCATCACTATTTAATAATGATACTCCAATGGCGTTCAATTGTCAAGCACCCATTCAACGTCGAACTCCCACATGGTCGTGGCTTCGTTGAGCGCGGGATTAGTAAGCAGTTTCTTGCCATAACGATCGCGGTAGAACAAAGCCAGTTTCCTAGCTCCACCTTCCGTGAAAGCTGAAAACGTCTTGATCGTTGTCTTCGGTTTCCTAGCCATATCACTTCACCTTGCAAAAGAGAACGAACGCCGCCACACCGAAACCGACTTCCCATGACTGATAAGCCATAGAGATGAGGACAGCTCCGCTGAGTAAAGTCACGGTGAGTAGAAAGTTCTTGATCATGCCACAAGATCTTTCTTCAGTTCAGCCACCGCCCACTTGCCGATATCAGTGAACAGAATTCCGCGTCCCCAGACCCAGAATTCAATCTCCTGGACCGTGAGGAAATCCGTATCCTCGAACTCAACTGGCGTCATGTAACGCAGCGCTTCAGCTTGGCTGACACCGCCAGTCTTCATGATTTCATGCAGTTCGCATTCGAATTCAGCGGCAGCCAAGAGCTCCTCTTGGTGCTCTCTCGCTGCACGGCGATCAGCCACGTCCAGCAGATCGTCCCACTCGCGCTGGCGCTCTTCGTCGCCAGATTCATTCCAGCATTGCCACCAGAACGAGCTAGGACGGCAGCCGTGGGCTTCCTTATGGAGATCAGAAACGATTTGGGCGTCGAACGTATAAGCCATGATATTTCCTTTCATCATATTGCCATTCTAGCTGCTTTGGCGGTGATTGTCAAGCCCCCTTAGAGAGCGCCCGTCCAACGGACGCGATCTAACTTGCCGTTCAGCACGTTTCCACGGGCGAAGTTTTTAGCGGGAGCTTTCCAGCTCGCGGCTTTGAGAATGTCGCCACGCTTGAACTGAGCATCGTCGTTCAGCATGATGAACGAGTGGACGCTGGTGTTACCGCCAGCCTGACCCGTGATCACCTTGATAAACTTGCGATGGATTTCGTAGCTGATGCCAGCATCGAACTCGCGAACCATTTCGTCACGGATGCTATCATTGCCGCGGGGACGATGCCAGCCAGCATAGTCTGCCTTGACGTGGTCAAGATACTTTTGAATGGCGGCTTCCATATCAGATGCGATTTTCATATCAGTTTTCCTTAGGCTGCGTTGTTGAGAATGTCGGAAGCGAGGTCTTCGCTACCAGTCAGATCAGCGAGATCGTCGAGGATGCCGTCGAAAGAGAAGTATCCATTGCCGCAGTGGCGCTCAATGGCAATCTTCTGGAGATCTGCAACTCGCGAGTCATTGTGGTCTGTCAAGAAACCGTGAGCAAGAGCCGACGAGCAAAGATTGACATACATTTGGGCTTCATGGATATTCATATCAGTTTTCCTTCAACTCAGCTTATATTATGATTGTATATGACTTGCCGCTGATTGTCAAGGCGGGCTGGGCATAAAAAAACCCTAGCAACAGCAAGGGCTTACAGCTAAGCCATTGACATTACTAGGGAATCTTTTTTAGGCTTTTGGAGGCTTTTTTGTAACTTTTTCAGTTACCTTCCTACATCTTTTAGATACTTTTCCCTCGCATCCCTCCAAGATAGCCAGCTCATGTCGTCATAATAGAGAATGGAGTCGCTGACGCGGCTAGTTTCTTGCAGTTTGGCATAGCGATGATTTGCATACTTTTTCCACAGAGTCGTCAGGTATTCCACGCTGAAATCTGCTGCAGGAACTAACTGCTCTTCCTTGATATCATCGCGCAGGAAATCATATCCGTTTGTGTAAAGCGAAGCGAAGTAGATGCCACGATCGTGGTCGCTTGTGAATACGTTCCCAGGAATTTTCAGTGCACGATAGATCTTCTGATGAAAGCGATTCAGTCTATCACGCACGACTGGTTCACCGTCTGGTCCTTTCTCAACCAGATAGTGATAGTAATCTTCGGGGATGCTCGTGTGCGCCCACGCATACGCGAGCTCTCGTGTAGAGATAGACATACGCAACGGTGAAGCGCCGCGTGAGTATCCCATCTTCTTCCAATGTTTCAGATTATCATACTGCGACATTCCATGACCGCCCTTGTCTTTACCATAGAGCGAAGTCGTGGTCAATCCAACAAGACGAGAACCGTAGAGTTCCTTCCACTTGTTCTGGACTACGTCAGACAGACACAGAAGCGCGAGCAGCTTACCACCGAGGAAGTTATAACCAAACGGTTGAACTGGCACGATCGTTGAGCAAACAGCAGTGTGTTTGATGCGCTGCTCCTGCGTGCGTTGCTCACGAGTCCAACCAATCTTTTCGTCACGAGCACCTAGATCGAGGAAGTCTGACGCAATGGCGATAACACCGAGATACTTCTTGGTCTTTCGGTCACGAATGATAAAGTTCATTCCTCGACCAATCGAACCAGAATGTTGCTGTGAATGAATCATTACACGCAACACTGTCCAATGATCCCTGATTGATTTGTGCGCAGGATCATTAGTCCAGATAACCTCTGGTTCGAGATCATCGATGTTATCGCCATCCCACATAAGCTCTTTCACTTGCGGAATGAGAATGGCGTGTCTAGCGTTCATGTAGGCTGGTTCGCCGAACAGAACGCTTTCTTCCATAGGATAGAGATTGTTAACCTCTTCCCACTTTTGCCACAGAATGTATTCTTCTGTCGGCAATTCACCAAACGACTTCAGCTCGTCGTGGATAGTGCGACGAACTGTTTCTGTATCATATGGGGTGAATGTTTGTGTCTTTACCCAGTCGTCAAAAGAGAGTGCTGACTGGTTGTTTCCAAGAGTCGTCATCGTATCCCATAAGTGAAGCCAAAAATCTCGCTCGCTTGCTTGGTCCTATGCAGCCTGACTGGATAAACCCCGAACGTTTAGAATCATTATAGTTTATTTCTTCGTGATTGTCAAACTGATCTGCAGTTAAATCTACAATCATTCCGTCTTGGCGTCGAAGGAACCAATGCTTGATTCCTGGCGTGCTTGGAATATCAGTTGTGCGGATATCCCACGCTGTTGTGCCTTGGCAAACATACCAGTAAACAAACTCGCAAACTGTGTAACAGTAATTGATAGTAGGAAACTCTGGCTTCCACATATCTTTCATGCGTTGGTCAAACAGATGTTCTGTTCCCATTGTGCGTAGGCATTCGTGGAGCTTTGGTTTCCACACGCCTACCGCATCAAACATCTCATCCAACTTTTCGTTCGATATGCGCAAGACGCTTTTCCGCTTTAGCTTTGAAGTTACGAGCTTGTTCTAAATGATAGCGATTCGCACGTTCTTGGAACGTGACGCCATTCAGGTGATCGTATTCATGCTGGAACACGCGAGCAGTGTAACCTTCATAGCGAACTGTATCCGCTTCACCGTTCCAACCACGATAGCGAACGCGAATACCGCGAGGACGCTTGATCTTGATGAATAGCCCTGGATATGTCAAGCATCCTTCTTCGTAGACAACAGTTTCTTCATCGTAGCTCGTAATCAGTGGATTGAATACGCCAATGATTTCATCTGGTGTAGATGGATTACCGATAACGAAAGCGCGAGTCATGATACCGAGCTGCGGCGCGGAAACGCCAACTCCACCTTTTGCAATAAGTGTGTTGCGAAGAAGTTCAAACAGATCTTTAGCAGTAAGAACTGTTCCATCTTCCATTACATATCCATTATCGAAATCAAACTCTGGGCAAGTTTGCTTAAGTCGTAGATCGTTACCTTTGATTAGTTCAGTCATGATGAAATCCTTGAGAAGTTCTTTTCTTTTCTAAAGCGGAGTGTGTTGCTGAACTTATCGTGCAGCACATCACCCTTGTGTGAGATAACAAAGATGTTGGAGTTTTCTAAGCTATGTATTAGCTTCAGAAACTCATCGCAACCATTGGCGTCAAGCGATGCGTCGAACACTTCGTCAAGGATCAGCAGATTCGTATGGGCGCTGTTCTTCATGCGAGCGATAGAACGCCAAGTAAACAACAATGACAGATCGATACGCATCTTCTCACCTTCCGAGAAACTATCGTAGGTGAAGTCGTCACGATGACGCGACAGGATCTTCTCTTCGAACTGTTCGTTCAGCTCGAACTTAACAAAGAAGTCCATAGCTGCAAGATACTTGTTTACCAGTGTGTTGATGACTGGTATATACTGCTTAATGATACGCGACTTGATACCAGAATCACGGAGGATAACTGTAGCTAGATCATACATCTCACGTTCGTCAAGATACTCCTGCTTCTTGTTCAAGAAAGAGTCATACTGTTCTTTGAGTTGTGTTATCGTATCTTCGTTAAAGGATACAGACCCCTTAGACGCAGAGTCGATTTCTTTTTCCCAAAGACTGATTTCTTTCTGTGAACTCTTGATTGTCGATTGAACGTCTCGAAGGAGATGTTGCCGTGAGTTAACTTCGCGTTGTATCCGCGTGATTTCAGAGAGTCGAAGTTCAGCTTCTGCCAAGTTACTTTGCAGGGTTTGCAAGGCATCGTCCACTTCAGATACGACTTTTTCCTTCTCTTCAATCTTTTCGCATTTGATGCCAGAGTCGATTGTCTGTGTGCAGGTAGGGCACTCGTCATTGTCGTGGTAGAACTTAATGGTCTTCCGTGCGTTTGCTTTCTTCTTCTCAAGATTCGACTCCAGATTTAGAATCTTCTGAATGCGTGAGCTTACAGCATCTTTATCTTCGATCTGTTCGAGAAGATCATTGATTTCAGTTTCAATAGTAGTAGCTTCCGCTTCGTTTCGCATGATGGTTGTGCGAGCGTCTTCAATACGAGCCAGATACTCATCGATCTTCTCACTCTTCTCTTGTGCTAGGTCATTGCGCAGCTTTTCCTGCAGCTTGATATTGTTAGTCGTGTTGGTAATGTCGTGCTCAGTTAGTGTAAGAGCTTGACGATTACCAGAAACTCTATCTTTGAGAAGGAGAGCCATCGAGGAAAAGACGCGGATATCTAACAGATCCTCGATGACTTCCCGTCGAACATTTGTTGTCAGTTGCATGAACGGAACAAATGACGACGAACCCAAGATCACAATCTGCGTGAATGACTTCATGCTAAGTTTGAGAATGTGTTTCTCAAGCATCTCCTGATAGTCACGCGCAGCTGCGTCTTGGTCAAGCAATACACCATCTTCTATAATTTCAAATAGACCAGGCTTGATTCCGCGTCTAATAGTGTATTGATGATCGTGTGTGTGAAACTCGATCTCGACCAATACGTCGCGACCGTTCACAGAGTTGATAAGCTGATCCTTCTTGATCTTACGGAATGGCTTACCATAAAGCCCAAAGCAAAGAGCGTCGAGCATCGTCGACTTACCTGCACCGTTTTCGCCAACGATGAGAGTAGAGTCGTTCTTGTCTAATAGGATTTCAGTGAATGCGTTGCCAGTAGAGAGGAAGTTCTTCCAGCGAACCTTTTTGAAATGAATCATTATGTTTCCATTTGAAGAGCTTCATTATATAGCGAACGCATCAAAATGTCAAGACGTTCGTTATCAACATTACTCTCAATTGTCTTAATATACTTGGAAAGAATGGTTAGTGTATCTTCAGTTTCGTTTACCAGATCTGCTTCGCTAATGGCGTCCATGTTGCGATGATCTTCGACGATAGTCACTTCGATAGGACCAGCCTCGTATAGTTTGCTGGTAAACAAGTCGAAGTTGAACGGATTGTCTTTGTTCGTCACGATCAGCTTAACATAAGCGCCAGCATACTTGGCAAAGTCGCGCTCGAGAACTTCTTCTGTGGATTTGTCTTTGTCGTTATACCACAGCTTACGAAACATCTTGTATGGGTTTTCTATAAACGCCAGTTCACGAGTTTCAGTATCCAGGATATGGAATCCTTTAGGGTCGTCGTAATCGCTCCAAGTAAACTCAGCATGGCTACCAAGGTAATGAATGTTACCACTAGTAGAGCGCCGATGGTAATGACCAGAGCATACGAGATCAAACCGACCGAAAAGGCTAGGGTCGTCACCGTGGCTGAGTGGACTGCCTCGATACATTTCAAAACCCGATAGCTCAAGGTGTCCCATACAGATTTGGGCGTTTGTTGTTCTGATTGATTCGAGGGCGTAGTCTCTGTTGTCATCGCATATCCATGGCATGAGTAGGATGGGAACGCCGTCAAAATCTACAGTTGTTGCTTGCTCGTAGATAATGAAGTCGTCTTTGTAAAACTCTCGAATGGAGTTGACGGAATTCGTATTCTTGTAATACGTGTCGTGGTTTCCGATTGTGAGATGGGCACGGATGCCTCTTGCGTGTAGAGGTCTAATAAAATCATCGCGCAGGCGTTTAGCCGTATTGATGTTGAGATATTTGCGACGATCAACCAGATCACCAAGATGGATAACGTCGACAATGCTATGAGAGTCGATAAACGGAAAGAAAGTGTCATCTAGAAACTTCTTGTTATTGTCGAGAAACGCTTGATGGTCATTGCGCACACCCCAGTGTGTATCAGTGATGATAGCAATCTTCATTCTGCTTCTTTCACCACTGCTTTCTTGCTTCCACGCTTGATACCTTTGCTAGCCTCAAAGTCACCCATGAACTTCTCCATCTGTTCCTTCGACCACTCGCCATACTTGATATCTGTATCGTAGTTGTTACTGCGATCACCATCTTGTGACTCAGAAGTTTCACCCATGATGTTGGCGTATTCGATAGCGGCATACTTCGTGTAGAGATGCTTCTTCTCTTTTTGAATGCGTCGAATGAACGCAAAGTAGATGATCTGCGTGAAGTATGCGAATGGATTCTGTGACTTAGCTGGATCAAAGTTGTTGATGTAGAGCAAGCAGTTTTCAATACCATCCGAGATCATCTCTTCGCGGAACGTGTAGTTGGCAAAGTTAGGACGATACGCAAGGTGAGTAGCGATCTTCATAATCGACTCGCCGATATAGTGCGGGATACGAGGGTTTTGCTTACCAGTATCCTTGGCTTCGTTGACGAGTTTCTTATACTCGACCATCGCGGCATACAAGTCTTTGTTGTTGACGTAATGCTTCTTGGACTTTGGCTTGATTACTTTATTCATTAGTGAAAAGATCCTGATGTATTCGCAATAGCTGCATATTGTCTAACTAATTCTCTTTGGCGCTCTCTAGCTTTGATACGCTGTTCTCGAGCTTGTTCGCTAATTGTGTTAAGATACTTATTAGCTACTATATCATCTACCATCAAGTATGTCAAGATATTTGTTTTGTTGATACGAACCTTTTCTTCCATTAGGCTTTCAAATGGAATCCAGCGCATGATGGAGGTGGTAACTGTCATTGCTTCGACGGAGGGGAGGAGTTCTACACGATATGGTTGAGTAACCCACAAGCAATCATCTTCGTCACCAACAAGTTGGACGAGAAGATCGTCGCCATTATTCATCTTCAAAAAGTATACTTCGCTGTGGTCCATTGTCACTCCTGAGCTTGATAGTATGCAGTTCGTAAGGAAATCCCTCACTACTATACATCTTGACTCGTTCAATAAGATGGTTTAGTGTGTAGTTCTTTTTATCTTTGCTCGTTGAAAGATTGTCAGCAATATCGAATAGCGTCATACCATCTTTGCCTTCAGCAGTTCTAAGACCACGACCGATAGACTGTAGAGTTCTGATACGGCTTTTAGTTGGGCTTGCGAAAACTACGTTATGAAGGTTCTTGATATTTATGCCTGTTGAGAACGTTCCGTAAGAAGCGACGATGATAGCATCGTTCTCCTTCTCGACGATGTGACGGATCTCTTCGCGCTCGTCCCCATCCACACCCCCATGCACGAAGAAGACTTTACGTTCGCCAGATTTATCTTTGATGAGATCGTAGAGAACTTGACCGTGCTTCTCGACGTAAGCATAGAGAACTAGAGTGTTACCTTTAAGGGATACAGTAAGGTTACGAATAAACTTATTACGAGGAGGAAACGAAATAATATGCTCAACTTCATCTTGATAAGATCCACCAGCAAGTTTCTTGCACTCTTCCATAGGGTGCATGAGCATAAGAACTTTGACTTTGATCGCAGCAAGTTTGCCAGTATCAATAAGCTCTTTCGTGTCGATGACCTTATGAGTTGCACCAAATAGACCCGTAAGCACTAACTCATTTACTTGAGAACCGTCTAGTGTTCCCGTCATACCGAAACGATACTTCGTCTCAGTCATGTTCGTCATAATCTTAGTCAGTGACTGCGCCTTGAACAGATGCGCTTCGTCACCAATGATTACATCAAACGAATCGAAATACGATTTAGGAAGTTCGTAAACCGATTGCCATGTTGAGATGACAACTTGTTTATTTGTTTGTTTATCTTGTCCTCCAAAGACGGTGTGAACGAAAGTATCCACGTCAAAGCCATAATCGGCATAATCAGAACGTAGCTGATGAACAAGAGAGATAGTTGGCACAAGAATAAGAACGCGACCTTCAAGTTGTTCAAGATAATACCTCGTTAGAAGATAAGCGATCAGTGACTTTCCTGATGCGGTAGGACTGATAAGAACACACCGATTAGAGCGAACAGCGAGAGCCATAGCCCTAAGTTGATGATCGTGAGGAACAAATGGTAGATTAAGGGTGTCTGCGAAATCTTTTGCTTCAACAAGAGAGAACTCCTCTGTCATATTCAATTCTGGATCTATATCCAAACTATAGTCATGTTCCTCACAGAACTTCTGTATCTCAGGAACAAGACCCGCATACGTCTGCATGTTGCGTGAGTTTAACAGACGGATTTTACCATCCCACACACGCGACTTATACTTCGGTGAAAACTTAGCGCCTGGAACTTCAAAGGTTAAATGTTCTGCAAGCTCGCGTGCGATGCCCATGTCACCATCTACGCGAACCCACGCTTCATTTACCTTTGTCAGCTTCAGGTCAGAATCCATTAGTGAACTTTCTCCACTCAATGGCGGACTTGATATCGTATCCACGCTTATGGATACACTTCATGATCTCAACGATCACATCGACTTTCTCTTCAAGCATAGCTGTGCGGGTTTCGAGTTTCAGTAACTCGTCGTCTGCGTCGATATAGCCTTGGACTTCGTTCTTCAGAACCTTTTGAAGAAAAGGTGGTCTACCAATTCGCTCAAGGTCGTCGGGATTGTTAAGATTGCCAAGATAATAATCCCGCAGAAGATTAGACCTACTTTTTCGCTGAATGAAGCATGCACGAAGTTGACTCCTTGTCTCAGACAGAAGGCGATTATATTTGGCGTGGAGGGATGAGATGTTGAGGGATTCTGCGTCCAAGTTGAGATCATCATACTTGGCGTCTTTGTCCCACATTTCGTAGATTTCTTCAAGTTTCATTTTATAATAGTATCATATCCTGATTTACATGTCAAGAACGATTTTAGTCTTGACAACAACGTGTTACATTGCTATAATGACTTATGTTACACAGGGGTCATACTTCTAACTGGTATTTACGATAGCGAAACACAACTGTAGCCTGCAGGTATTCGATTGAGATATTCGTCGACTCGAACTGCAACTCTGACAGGCTTATTGGGAACATATCTTGGAAGAAGATATTCTTATTCAAGTTCTTGTTGCTTGTCAAGATAGAAAGCACACCGTCTGAAACGAACGTTGTGTAGTAGCCAAGCATTCTTGTTCCAGATCCACCAATCTGTGACGCACGAATCTCACGAGACAGATCAGCTGTTTGCTTGAGTTCGTCTGGATGCCCAAGACCTTCGATCCAACGCTGGATCTCGAAGTAGTTCTGAAGATTCTCATCAACCTTAAACGTGATAGTCAGTGGTTCGTATGTGATACGATCTCCAGGACGTGGCACGACTGAGAATGGTGTTGGGCTATCAATAGCAGCAATCGAGACTGGAGGAATCGTTACGCTCTGACAGAAGTAATTGACTGTAGGAAGTCGCTTGATCGCAAAACGGAAACCGTTCTGACCAAGGAAGTTGATGTTATTCGGTTGGTTCTCTTCTGCTGACATTATTTAGCAGTCTTTCTTTTGTGAAGAGAAGCGATCAACTTCATCTTGTATTGTGTTTTGCCAGCAGGATCATTTTTAAGATGTCCAGCTTTAGCTTCTGTATCTGGAACGTGCGTATCTTCAGAATCGCGTGCATCAATGTTATGGGCTTTACCGTGATGCCAACCATGAACAGATACACCACGTTCTTTTGACAGGCTCTGCCAAATCTTCTGACCGCCTGGAGAATGTGACTTACCAACGATGGTTGGTGAATGTCCAGACTGCATGATCTTGCGATAGACTTTGTGAACCTTTGGTCCCTGTCCTGTCGAGTCTGCTGTGTGAACTGTATAAGTGCCTGACTTGGAGTTTCTCTTACCAGCAATCGTTGCGTTAACTACGCCAGTTTTCTTATGACGAGCAACGTAGATATCTTGACCAGAATCTTTGTAGTGATGCAAAGCATGTTCTTTATCAATGTTTGCAACTTTCTTTCCCGCTTCATGCTCGGGCATGTGTTTGCCAGTTTCTGGAGCAAACTTTGTCTTTCTCCCGATCTTGGACATGAGGGGAGCTTCGGCAATGAACTGAGAGAATGTTTTCATAAGCCTATTTATAATAAAAAAGGGGGACCCGAAGATCCCCCTAAGTTTGCGGTTTGAACCCGTCTTCTTAACCCCTCCCACATGGAGGGTTTCGATTACATCAAGTTTGTGATCTTGACGAAACGATAGTAGGTGTTGTAACCCTTGGTGTTTGGAGCACCGATAGCACCGTCGGCTGAAGATGTTGCGAATGGGTTGGCTACCATGCCGTAACGTGTCTTGAAGCCGATCTTTGGCTGGAACGTATCCTGACCAACGGCGCGAACCATCTGGAGAGGAACGTATGGGCAGTAGAACAGACCAGCGTCAAAAGCTGAAGAGCCTTTGTAGCCGAGTGTGAAATACTGTGAACCAGATGTCGAAGCGAAGTATGGGTCGATATAGACCTTGATACGTCCGTTCAGAACACCAGCGAATGTGTTACCAGTGTCGTCAACGTTCAGGTTGTTAGCGAGAGCTGGAGTATAATCCAGGACGCCAGCCATCTGAAGAGCTGATGCAACGTCAGATCCGCAGATCAGGACGTTACCCTTACCACGGCGGGTTGCCTTGGCAATCTGGTTAGCTTCGCGTTCGATCTGGAACAGAAGACCCTTGAACTTTTCAACCATCCAACGACCGTTTGAGTCGACGTCAAGGTTGAACGTTCCAGAAGTCGTTACGTTCTCAGTAGCACCAGCCGAAGCTGTGTAGTTGATCGTACGAACTACTTCGCGGTTGATTTCCGAAAGGATTTCAGCAGCAAGGATGTTTGACAGTTCTGTTTCAGCATCCAGACCATGAATTGCCTTAAGATCCTGAGCGAGTTCCATCGTGTATTCTGCCTTCAGAGCACGCGAAACGGCAGTAACAGCAACCTTCTCAATCGAGAATGCCATTTCCTGGAATGCGTTAGAAGCAGTATCACCGAGGCGTTCTGCCTGGTTACGTGTCATACCAGTTGACAGGGTATACGAACCAGTCGTAGCAGCTGACGTACGATCTGTTGGATCGTTTGACGACTGTGTGCGACCGCCTGAAGTGTTACCGACAACGAGACGTGAAGCAGTGTTACCAGCAGCTGAACCAGAGAAGGTTGTGTTAGCTTCGTTGAACAGAGCTTCTGTGCCAGCCTGAGTTGAGTAACGCGAACGCATCGCGAAAATCAAACCAGTTGGACCTGTCATTGGCTGAACGCCGCAGATGTCATAAGCGATGAGGTTAGGCATCGAACGACGAACGAGCGAGATGAGAACTGGATCGAATGTATCGATCGAACCATCTGATGCTGTCGAAGATGAAGAACCCATCGAGTTGATTGGAGCAGCTTCGCCCAGGAGGCCTGGAGCGCGATATCCGCCCGAACCGAAACCGTCTTCACGAGCTGCCTTCTCTTGGTTTTCCAAGAGCTGAGCAACTACCGAACGACGATGAACGTCCTTAATTGGCGCCAGGTCAGGATGTTCCAGGACTGGCTGCCACTTTTTCTGAACTGTTTCATTCAGAGATTGCATGTTATTCTCCTTGATTAAAAATTACTTCTTGATACCGCGAGTGATCGCGGACATATAAGCAGCCATTTCAACTGGAACCTGCTTTTCAGTGACTTCTCCGTCACCCACTGGTTCCTCATCGAGTGTTACGCTTTCGGACAAAATCCCGGCCGAGGACTTTGAAGGGAAGTAACTCTCACGAAGTGTAGCAATCTTCTTCGCATACGTATCAACGCTTTCGAAGTCAACTGCTTCAGAAAGTGACTGCAGTTTTGCTACTTGCGTATCTGTCAGGCCTTCTGAAACTTGAGCGAACGCTGATGCGCGTTCGAATTCTTTTAGCTGAGCTGTGAGCTCAACGTTCTTTTCGATTTCTTCGTTGATAGCTGACTCAAGAGCTTCGCAACGATCTGCGAGTTCTTCAGCAACGTCAACTGCTTCATCTGGAATGTCGATGTAGTTAGCTTCGAACAGACCCTTCAGTCCGTGCATGAAGTTCTCTACGATTTCAGCCTTGAGACCACGCTCAACAGCAACAGCGTTTGCTTCCATCCACTGTTCAACAACGTAGTCGAGGTATGTGTCAACACGCTCAACGAGTTCTTCAGAAATCGTGGCGGTTTCTTCTGTCAGTGAATCAGTGAACTTTGATTCAACGATTTCGAGCTGATCATTTACCTTAGCGAGAACAGCAGCTGTGTAAACTTCTGTAGCCTTTGAAATGAACTCTTCCGAAACTTCTGTTCCAGAGAAGATTGCCTTGATGTCGTCCGAAACGTCGATGTCTTCTGCTGAGAGACGAGCGATCTTTTCTTCAGCAACACGACCCTTTGGATTAACAGATGAACCCTGCATTGGGTTTGTCTTGTCACCCTTGAACTTGTCATACATGGCTGATACTTCTGCCTTCTTCATTCCTGAGAGTGAATCGAGCATAGCATTGATCATGCCTACCTTTGTATAAGGCTTGATACCTGAACCCTGAGTCATTGGTCCCGATACTTCACCTTTCTGGGCAGCTCCGCCTGGAACGGCAGCCTGAACACCAGTTGCGTCGGCAACCTCAGCATTAACGCCGTAGCTCGCCTTTTTTGCTTCTTGCACGTCGAGCTGATCGACGTTTAATTCCTGACCTGACATATTGATATTCTCCCTCAGGGTTATAGAAGATTCTTCTAGTTTATTTATAAAATTGACGCCATTTTTTTAGATATTTTTGAGGAATTTATTGAAAGCATTAAGCAGAACCGTTTCACGATCCTGATTAGTGCGATATCCCTCATTGATATCCGCTTTAATTTGAGCGACGTCCTTTTCAATAAGGATGCCGTTGTCCCAAACCCATTCCTTTCCTTCCATGATTCCGTTCGCGAGTGCGTGCGGAGCGGAAGGATCTGCTACGATATCGGCGGCGGTTGCGAGATGGAAATCCTTCTGAACTTCCATCAGACCGTCTTTTCTCTTTACCAGAGAGCCCATACCACGAGAGGAGAAACCGAGCTTG